AAGCGTTTTTATGAGTTCGTCATAATCGCAATTGATAATAAATGCGCGCTTTTCAAGATCAAACGAAACGAGAACTTGAGACGCCTTAACGTCTAACTTTTCTGCTGCATACTTTTTTGCTTCACGCGCATTGCGCTCATTAGAGTCAAAATTGATAGAAACAGGCGTTCCATCCTTTACCGCTATGGCAGTAACGTGGTAACGGTTGACCTTGCAAGTGATACCTTTTGTGTTTTTCATTTCCGTTTCTCCATTTTCTAGTTCGGCTTTGGCCTATCCCTTAGCCGCTGCACTTATTATATAACTAACCTCGTAACAATTGCAAGTAAAATTAGCGTCTTTTTTCTCGTATCTCGTTCGCGCGCTTTTCTAGTTCTACTTGCCATTTTATCATTTCGCGTTGTTCGTCGCGCATTTTGTGAGTTTGGTGTTTGATTGATACGTGTAATATTCCTATTAGAACCGCGAGAATGAAACAACCAAAATAAATAACTGAAACAGTGTGTTCATTCATGATTAGCTCCTCACATGCGATAAGCCAAATTCGTTACCACGATGAATAAATGTACCGATTTTGAACATATGCGCGTCGCTTGCATTATAAGCAAGCACGGGAACACGCGCGTTTGTTATCTCACATTCAAATGAACCGTTTTGCTTAAGTCTGTGCTGTTCGTTTAAAAAGCGCAATGTAACGGGTACTGCGTCGCGTGTTCTATTTTGCGGATCAACAGCGTATATTTTACTAAAAGTTTCGCTTGCGTTTCCTATATCGGACTTGCAAGCGCGTATGTAGTAATCGCGTATACGGTGCACGTCTATTTCTAAACCTTTCTCATATAGCCAACGATTTAGTTGTCTGTTACTTGTTCGGCTGTTAATGAATGTGTTTGCATCGTATATGAAAGGCGAAACTAACAGCATAAAGTGTTCAGTGTGCACATTATAGAACAACCGTGCAAGTTCGGTGTAATAGGAATAGAAAACAATTGTTTTCGTTAGCGAAAGCGTGGCCGCATTCATGGAATGAAATTGCTTCATATCGGCGTTTTTGTATGCTTGTAACAATTTTCTTTGTTCGTTGCGCGTTTGGTAATCGTCGAAAGCATATTCAGATATACAATAGCGATAATTGCAACCTAAAACGTTAGTAGTCATTGTTAATCCTCTATTCCGTGTTCTTTTGCATAGTTATTAAGTTGTTCTAGTTCGTTTGATTCAATTTCTGCATTATCATCATACATACGTATGATATATAGTGCCATATCGACCAGCATATCGGTATCTAAAAATCTCAATACGTCGTCAAAATTGCCTATTCTGTATTCAAGATTATTTATAGCGTCTATTGCAATGTTTCTAGCGTCATTCATTTTATTCACCTACTAATCACTGTACACTACAAAAAAAATTGTAGTTTCGCAAGTTTTTTTTCTATAGTCATTTTCTATAACGATCGCAATATCATTTTTTTTCAATTCTTTGTTTAGCGCGTCGAGAAACTTTATGTATTCTGAAGCGCTACTATAATCGCAAGAAAAGTCAACGTTAACTTTATCTTGTACGTTTAATGAAAAACGCACGTTGCTATTTACACTAGTAAGGCTATTAACAAGTAACTTAAATGAACTATAGAATTTTTTCGTTACGTGTGCGCCGTCGTTAATAAATATACTCATTTTTGTAACCTCATTTCTTATTCTAACCCTTGCGCCCTTGCGCCTTTCATGAGTGCATTGTATCACGTTGCGCAGTGTGGCGCAATGGAAATTAGCAAAATTTTTAGTGCAAACATGTGTTCGTTTTATTCGTATGAACATATGAACATATGAATATATTCTCATATAAACATATGAATATATGTTCATATAAACATATGAATATATGTTCATATAAAAAAACATATGAATATATGTTCATATAAACATATGAATATATGTTCATATAAACATATGAATATATACTCATATGAATATATGCTCATATGTACACATGAACATATTCTCATATTCCTTCAAGCGCGCGCGGGCGAGAGTCTGCCGACCCCATCTACCCCTGAAAGTTTCTGAAAAATATCTCGTCTACGGAAAGAGCCCAGCCAAATTGACTGGGCTCAATCCGAGGGAAATTGAAAGTTAACCTAGCTTTTCGGCGAGTCGCTAGTTCCCGAAACTATAACAGCAGTGAGTTGACCTTCTTCTGTACTGCTGCATAACGAGAACCTAGAATAGTTTTACGTTCAGTACCATTGCCGCACTTACCAGCGATGACATCCTTTGCCAGCTCAGTATCGCTACCACTAAGTAGTATGTTCACAGCTCCCTGTACCTCTGAATACCTTTCTCCAAGTGCTGCCTTACGTGAAGAGCCGTTTCCGAACTCTCCGTTGATTACTCGCCTTGCCAGATAATATGCCGAGCCATCAATAGATACGCCATTAGTAGTTTCTCCACCAGCAGCATACATTTTCCATGCGCTGGTGCCACCATAAAACACATCTCCATCTACATGCATTCCTCCGATACTGAGATTGTCAGTGAACTGCCATGCAGCCAGCGTCCATCCGTTATGCTTGTAAGGGCACGTCTTAACAGCTGGATATGTTGTGGTTCGAGACGGGTATCCTGCAAGCCACAGTCCACAGTTACTCTTTACATAATCAGAGCCGTATCCTCGGTTATTAATGAAGTCGCTGTTCATGTAAACCCACGGGAAGATGCCAGTGATGGTATGATACTCCTTCACAAACTCGTCAATGTATGAGTTTGCGTTCCTTGTGTCCTCGAAGTCAAGCACGGGTATTCCGTTGCCCGTGTAGTTCTTCGTCTGCGAGTAGAAGTACCGTGCTTCCTTGGCTCCGCCGTTCGTGCGTGCGAAGTGGTAGTATCCCCAAGGGATTCCCAGTTTGATACATTGCTGTACGAACGTGTCGCACGACTTGTCAACGAAGTTGATTCCCTCAGTTGCCTTGACGATGCAGAATTCCGGTTTCGTGGCGGAGATTGAGAAGCCCTTCTGCCAGTTGCTTATATCTATTCCGTATAGCATAGTTACATCATATCCCCTTCAGAGTTAATCCGCCGTACTGTACATCGCTAAAAGTTAAGGTAAGCCAATACACACTATTCGAGTCAATTGACTGCGACACACCTGTTAGCGCGCTGCCGCTCTGCCATGCGATAGTTGGGTTGGTGTTTCTGGATACTTGGATGATAGCCATCGTAGTGCGGTTCATGAATACTACTGTTCCTGCGCAATTCTCTTCGCGATATGCGTAGTATGGTATCGGAAGTGTGTAGCTGCTTCTGTTTCCATATCTTGAGGCTTTGTACTCTAATTGATTCCCGAAGTCATAGGAAAAGCCAATTGAACTCTCAGGAAGGAGATACAAGTTGATGAAAATGCCATCACTGGTGATAAAATATTGGTGAGAGCTAGATGAGTACATCGTAGATGCCTTTTTGAGCACCATAACATGCTCTGTATCAACGTATATCGGGATTATCTCTCTATTCTGCTTGAAATATTGGACATAGTTAATCATACAAAAAGTGCAAAATTCTTCTGTTACATAACCGGTGATTTTTATATTTCCAAAGGGATAGTTTGTGAAATTAAGCGTTCCAATTGTCTTAAGTTGTGGTACATTGTAGTTTACGGTGAACGTGTCCGTAAAGTTGTTAACGTTGTTCGTTGCATCGTCAACGTAGTCTAGCGCACTAATGATGTTGTCGAAGTCAACGTCAGCGTTGAAGTACGCTATGTGGTGACTGTACTCCTGATTCGTCAGCTCATATAGGTCGTTGCTCACGATTGAGCCGTCATACACTGTTGCTACGATCTCGCCGAACCTTGGGTAATATCCTGTGTTGTTAGCAGGGGTACCCGTGTTGTTCTCGTCCATGTTGAAGTTGTATGGGTCAATATATGCGATTACGTGGTCATCCCTCGTCTTGACAAGCTTACCGGCCTCTACGCCGAATCCCTTGCATGTGTAGTTTGTGTCCACGACGTTCGTAAATGTCTCGTTTACGGTGTAAATCTTCTCTTTGTCGGAAATCCCGTCCTTTACCATGAGAAGGATTGAGTTTGATACAACACAGACGGAGGGGTCAATGTGTGACGAATCAGAGCTTCTGCCAATCATTGTGTTGCAGTCCTCGATTGGAACTTGAGTGATGCTTCCATCGGAGTTGAACGATATTTCCGTTGACATGATTCTGAACAGCAACGGGTCCGTGGATCTATCATCGGTATACGCGAACACGAAATAGTACTTTCCGTTGGTGCTCTGCGCTATAGTTCCGGCCCAAAGCATGGAGTCGCTTGACGGGTTGGATATGATTGTGAGTTCGTCGGAGAAGTTCACCATGTCGGAAGAGTACCAATAGGTGTTGTCACGAATAACGTACAGTCTGTTGTTGCACCAGATGCCGTTTGTGGCTGCGTTGATTCCGCACGACACCTTATCTGGCAACTTCGCCACGGTGGCGAAGTTGAGACAGTCCATCGACCTCTGTAGCTTGAAGTTATAGGTAGATCCATTGGCATACTTTGTGAGTGCGTAAATGTAATTTACCTTTGACTTGGACTTAACAAGTGTCTTAAGACCTGAGTCGGCTGTACCGGCAAGCTGTGCATCAAGCGCGGTATCCTTGTTGCCACGCGCAGTGCTCTCGTTGGTGATAAGAGTCTTTAGACCGCTGTCAGCAGTACCAGCAAGCTGTGCATCCTGAGCTACGTTAGTGGTATGTTCGGCATTGACAAGCTCGGTGGTACCAGCAAGCTGTGCATCCTGATTTACGTTAGTGGTATGTTCGGCATTGATAAGCGTCTTAAGTCCGCTATCGGTGGTACCAGCAAGCTGTGCATCTTGCGTGGTATTTGACGTAGTGTTTGCCGTAATCCTGTCGTCAAAAGTCTTGACCTCGCTGCGGTATTGCTCTAACTGTGAATTGTAGTTGCCGGTGAGTGCCCAATAGCTCGTGTTCGCAATGTCAATCCCAGCTGGTACATACTGTCGAGACGTGTATGAATTACCCTCATGTACAACGATGGTAAGCGGCTCGTATGCCTTTGTGTTGTCCCAATCAATAGGATCTGCAAAGACGGGAACGTATCGGGCTCCGATATACTGCGTAGTTGCCATTTACTTTACCTCCAAAGCTGTGATTTTCTTCTCATTGTTGGTCACTCGCGCATCAAGCGTATTGTAGTTTTCAACCGTGGTGAACTTTGTGTTGTTGATTACTCCGGTACCATCTGCGTCGAAGCGCAGAATCAAACGGCCATAGTCTGCCTGTCCATACACTGCGCCGGTATCGAAAGTTATATCAGACCAAGAATCTGGGATGTAGGCGCAGAAATGGCCATCATCCGTAAGGCCAAAGAATACCATCTTTGCAAGTTTCTCAAACAGAGTCGTAGCATTGTCTTGTATCCACTGCTCGATTTGCTTCTCATAGTATTCGTTGAATCCTGATTCCTTGAATTTCTCGAAATCTTCTTGAAGTTTTGCTACGTCATCATGTGTTACATTCAGCTGTACGCCAAGAGAGTCAGCATAATTGATTATCTTGTCAATTTCATAACAGATATGTTTTATTCTCTGCTCAGAACTGTACACGTCCCAGTAGAACTGTGGCAGAGCTGGCGTGTAAGCCGTGTACGAGCCATATGGTACGATGTGGTAGATTCCACCGTCACTTATGTCGTTAGTCATTGTCAGCGTCATCTCCCTTCACTACAAGATTTACCTTGTCTGGCTTTATTCCGATGAGTTCTATCAGCTTTGCGCCAATCTTTGGATTCATGCATCCTATGTTCTCTATTACGCTAATAAGCTCGGTAAGAGTAACATAGGCACACATTCCTGCACCAATTGGTAGTGAAACGTTAATTCCAATAGCCTTTGCACCATATATAGATATAACGAACTCTATGAAGTAGCTAAGCACTATTGCGAACAACTCGCCTAGCTTGTTGTAAATTCCTTTACGCATCTTCTTAGAGTCTACTGTACCCATGAACATTGCTGCGATATAGCCAGTTACCAAGTCGAACACAATCATTATGCATGGAATAACAACAGTCCAGTCAATTACATTCATATCTCACATCTCACATCCCAATGCTAGTAGCTGTTTGTATTAACAGTGAAAAGGCATGAGAACAGCGAACTCATGTCGTTCACAATCAACAGGTCAATGTCATTGTAGTCTTGCAGCCGCTTTGCAGTGTCAATGAAATCGGCCTGTCGAATCCTCTGGAACTCCCTGTCGTTTCCGCTGCTTGCGTAGTCTCCGTTGTCTCCGCTTAGCTGGGTCTGTGGAAAGTCAGAATAAATGTCTCGTCCCTTGTACCACTCGGAATCGCCACCAAACAGCTCTGGAGATTCTGCCATGAGCTTGTACATCGGAATGTACTTTGGCATTATCTCGTTCATTTTGCGTATGAACTCGTGCTTCCATACTCCTGGCGGAACCAACGATATTTCACGAAACCAATAGTGGTATGAAATCTTCTTTCTCAATCGTGCATCCTGAGTATCGTCATATTTCGGCCAATCCCAGCCAGTAAATATATCGTCGCAAAACTTGTCGTTAATTAGTTCGCATAGTTGAATTGTCACTACTGCGTGATAATCAGGAAAGTTGCATTCTCCGTCAAGAGTTATGTTATCGGTAGGTTCTGATGACATTCTAGTCACCTGCTTCCAGTTGCGACTTGACGTTGTGCGAAATGTTCCAGTTCTGGCTTTCGTTGTCCTGACGCATGACTACTTCGATTGGCGCCTTAAGATATGCGCCAAACCTCTCGTTCAGCTCCTTTGCCGCCTTTCTACGCTCAATAAGGCACGATTCTAGTACAAGCTCTGATGGTGCCTTCTGTGCTCGAATCTCGTCCTCGGTCATTCGCTCCTGCTTCATCGTCGTGTTGGTCAAGCCAAGCATGGTGTATATTCTGCTCCATATATTCTGCTCGTCAACTGCCAGTTGCTCTCCGAGAAACTCAACACCAGTTGACATTGCAGCGTATCCTATTTGCTGAATGTCATCGGTTGCAAGAATCGCAGGCTCTCCACCAGCAACCTGCTTGAACAGGTTAACCATGTCCTGCCGTCTCTCCTGCGGCCCAGTAAGAATGAATGGAATCTGCTGGTGCATCCTGTTGATTCGTCGCGTAAGTCGCAGGTGCGTAAGCTCGTTTGCGTATTGCTGTATTCCATCCATAAGCGGATAGCGCGTCTCGTTGTCGAATACGACAACTCCGTTTTTTGCGTCACATGAGTATTTGCTTCCGTTCTGTCCAATTGCCAGCCATCGGATTGGTCTGTTGTACATGTTAGGCTGTCCCTGTTGTGCGCATTGAAGCGATAGAAAAGTTCCTTCCATCTTGCGTGGATAAGCTATGGAAGCCATTCCCTGCGTAACTAGCGTTAACTCTAGGTAACGTTCATCACATGTTTCAGGCAGGTTAATCCAGCGGAATCGACTCAGTGCCATCTTTGTGATTATGTCAACGTAGTATAAATATGTGCGCTGGTTAGCTGACGCGCTTTGCCAATACTCCCAGTTTCCGTAATCGGCGCGACCATTCCAAGGATTTGGACTGTTGCGCTGCTTGCCGCCACGTCTGCTCATTGCTATACCTCGTTTCCGTTCTCGTCTATTCTAGCAAGACTTAGCGGATATGACAATACCTTTTTCAACACGCTGTTGGCATCGTCTCGCAACGAGTCGTATGCTGCGCACTGGGTGTTCATCGTCTCAATCTCAGTTGCCTGAACCGCTTTCGTGTGCTCGTCGTTATGTGCCACATTAACATAGTAGTCGATTAGAGACTGAATCTCCGCATCGGTCATTCCTTGGAACGTCTTAAGCTTCAAAAGCTCATGCACTGAACGCTGAACTGGCTGCTCGCTACTTGTTCCTCCGCTCTCGGTAGTTCCTGTTTCATCAGTTATGGTACCGCTTTCATCAGCAATTATTTTGATGCTATCGTCAGTCGTATTAGAAGCGTTATCAGTTGTCATATATTCTCACCTTTCCTATTTCGTCAGGGTTAGCCCAGACGGTAACGCCATTATTGAATATCCTCTGTATTTCCGCCCCTATTTCAGAGCTTGCCACGTTTCGAACGTCAACCCAAATATCTGACGCCTTCCAATAGGTGAAGTGCTTCATTAGGTTAAGTCCGCTTGACTCAACGTCCCAAATTTGGTTCAGCTCATATCCGTATCGTGCAAACTGGGCTGCTGTCTGCGCTATGGCCGAATCGCTCTGAGTTCTTAGCCTGAATTGTATTCCATTCTGCCCATAGTACATGTCCGCACCATTTCCGCTTGCTTCTGTTAACTGAATCGGTGCTCCACGTCTAGCATCTAGAAGCCTATGATTGGCAGTGTCCTGAGCCGTCTCTAGAATCTCCTTGGCATTTAGCACTCCAATATCGCGAGTCCTCATGCTGTTTTCGTTGCTAGTAGTTTGGGTATTGCCAGCGTCAGTCACGTTAGCAGTATGTGTGCGTCCTGAATTGGCAACGCTTGTGTCATACTGAAGTTTCGCATTGTTGACCCCTGTGTTGCGAGTCCTATCGCTGTTTGCCGTCTGTGTGGTGTACAGATTTGATGCATTGGTAGTTGCAGCATTGTAATTATTATCTCGCTGTGTTCCTAATGCTGCATTATTATTGTTTGTCTCGTTTGTTCGCGCTTGGTTCATTCGGGCAGTGTTCTGCTGGCCAGCGTCGATGTGCCTACCCACGATGTTGCTGTTTGCGTTGGTGGTGGCGTTAGTTACGTCAGCGGACGCCTGAGCAGTTATAGATGCATTGGAGTTTGCGGCATCTGCACTTATGGAACTGGTTACCCATCCAGACACTCCACCTGCTATTGCTCCTACCACTCCCATTACTGGGTCACCGGCACCTGCCATAGCACCAGACACCGATCCGCTTGCAATACTGGATGCTATCCCAGCCTGACCAGTGGTCTTTGTCGTTGCGATTGATGCTTGGTTGTTAGTATCCGTAGTAGAAATCGAGACAACGTTAGTGTCGATAGTGTCGCCACGAGCAATTGTGTTCTGGTTAGTCATTACAACAGATGACGCTGAGTTAGCTTCGCTCGCATTTGCAGATGCAGCAGCTATTGTGGCATTTGTGTTGGAGCGTGCGACACTAGCCATGTTGTACGTGTTTGTCTTAGTCGTTCCAGCCATTGCGTTTGCGTTGGCCTGTGACGTATCAGCCGAATTAATGGCATTGCTGTTAGCCGTTGTGGCTGATGCGTTTGCGTTTGACTGTGCCGTATCAGCATCCCTTACGCTGTTGTCATGTGAATTCTTTGCAGACGCCACTCCATTTGAATATCCTAAATTGGTCGAGCGTACAGAGTTGTGGTACGCAGTCAAGGCAAGCTCTCGCGCGTTGGCGAACGAAGTGGAATACGAGTCGAGCATGTATGAAGTCTCTGCGTCCATATACAGAGCGAACGTAGGAATGTCCAACTCGAAGAGCAGGTTTCCCCAGTCTCCGTTAGGAACCTGCTTGTCAAGTTCGTCACCGTTAAGGTTCTTCCATACGTAACTCTGCGAGCCTTCGCCATTGATACCAGTAAGGTACACACGACAGTCTAGTATTGGAAACGCGACGCTTGTTAAAAGTCTGGTACCTATCGTGCTTGTGTTCTCTATTCGAATCTCAGACGTTTTTCCTGAGTTGTCAGACACCTCGATGCGCGAGTAAGGGAAAGTATATAGCTTGGCGAAACGCTCCTCATTAGAGTCGAAGTGAAACATGTCCTTAGACAGGGAATATCCTTCCAGTGACTTGTTTGTACCAGTTACGTAGTAGAGTGTGTGTCCAAGGAACGTAAACTCTGTTCCTAGTGAAATCATTTCCTCTGACACTACGAACATGGCCTTTATGGTTCTAAGGAACGCTGGATTGCGATTTCGACAATCCTCAAGGAAACTCCCATCAATGGCTGGAATGGCGTATGTATCCAGTGACGTTGGCATATTGGCATCAGGTCTGTTGTACATGTTCACTCGTGCGTTTAGCTGTGAGTAATCCTTTCCATTGCCAAATCCGTATCCGTTTACCTGCATCTGAAATCCGTACCAGTCAGAAGTATCTGAGTACGTTGGATTGGTGAACGAATTACCGTCCTGTATTGTGCCAATGTCTCCGCTCTGAATCTGCTTGTACCCAACTGTACTGGCAATAACGATGTACTTTGTTCCCGAACCTACAGGAACATACTTAGAATCTCGTACAACTGATTCGTCATCAAAGTTGACGTCAGGTGCAAGCAGGTATCTGTTGTTCTTAATTGGGTTAGATAGATATGCGTCAACATCAGATTCATATACTGGGGCATGTCCCCTTTCAAGCATCATGTAAGTTAGGCGAGCACTATCAATAAAATTAGTCCATACGTCAGGTTGCAGATAAACAATCGTAGTATTAGGAGCAGAATAAGACACATTGTCAACAAAGAAGTACCAACGACGAATTCCGCTATCACTCTCGTTCTGTATGAGTGCTTCCTTGGAAGTAGCAAGCGGAATATCCACAAAGAGATAGTTGTATCGGCTTGCGACATCGTATGGAAGCGGAAGTTTGATTGAACCGTCTGGAACGATTCTGGCATTGCTCGTGAGTTTGAGCGTAAACGAGTCCTCAATTGAGTCAAACCATTTGTCTCTTTCATTGTCATCCTTGAACTTAACCACGTTACTGTAATCGTCGTTCCACAATACGTTTACAAGATGAATCTTCGTATCTGGAACCCAACGAGTGTAATCGAACGTGTTCTTTAAAGCATACGGAGAAGTCGTTTCAAAATTTGGAAACTTTGTGTCCGCCAGATGCGAGAAGTCCATACAACCTCCTTTCGTTATGAAATGTAGCGGAACTGATAGTCAAAACCAGTTCCGCCACAACAGGTATAACAGCTAGATGCAAAGCGGCGGAGTTATGCAGGTGCGGTTACAGTGGCAATTACAGTAGTAGTGAAATCGCTAGTATTGCCGCTTGGGTTGACGTAAGTGCTGGTTACCTTGACTGTGATTACATCACCATAGTTAAGCTTATTGGAAACATGGAGAATTCCATACTCGTCAACGCGCGTAGCAGGACTGTTGACCACATCACCAGTGGATGTCTTAACTGTAGTCTCGAAAGTGGCAGCGTCAGGTGCGACCTTAATGCCATCGACATTAGCTGGGTCGAGCGTGCCAGTCAGCTTCACGGTGATTGCGTCGGTATCGCCCTTGTCGGGAGTTTTGTTCTCGATGGTCGCAGTAATGCCTGTAACAGTCTGCGTCACAGTGGTTACGCTAGTGCCATCGGCAGTTGTGAACATAATTGCAGGAATGAACGGCGAAACGCTGTAGATTCCCCAGTGATGCAGGAAATAGTTAGTTGATAGAGTCTTTGGGTTATATGCGCTGGTAGTCTCGTAAACTGTGTCTTTGCACTGGAAGAAATCCTCGGTTGTGAGAAGCGCGACGCAATCAGGCACGGGGAACTCGTCAACGAGAACGGTACGATACTTAATATCAGCCTTGTCTAGCTGGAACACGCCAGCGAGCGTCTGCACGTCAACGTTTGCCTGAACTTCTGGTGTAATGAGAAGTACTAACTCAGTAGGCTTAACAAAAACTGGAACGTCCTCGATTGCGCCAGAGTTGTACAAAGTGTTCGGAAACTGGAGCTTTCCGGCCATAGTGCGGACTGCGATAAGAAACTCCTTTCCAGTGGCTTCGGTAGTCGGAGCACCAGTGAGCTTGTACTTGTAGAATCCCCATGCGTGCTCGTAGTAGGCAATGAGCTGCATCATGATTTTATACTCGTCGTTTTCGTCGCTGTTCATTGGAACGGATAGAAAACCTGCAACGAGCTTGTTAATACCGTAGTTATCAGTGAACGCGGTACGAAGCTCAACGTCATTGATGGTAATGTCGTAGCGGTCACGGCGATTCTGGGAGTGATACCAAGTGGCAACTTCTGGACGAGCCATCTTGAACACGTCCTCTGCGTCATCCACATACGAATGCGCTCGAATCCACTTTGGTATAATCTCTTGCAGAGTGTCTCCATACATCATCTTGCTCTTCTTGAAAACTCCGAGCGGATTCTTGTAGCTCTGCTGATGCACGAACGTGTCTCCGATGCGCATGACGAGCTGGTCGATAAACTGGTTGAAATACTGCCTGTTCATCGGCTCGAACAGCGAGTCGATAGTTGCCTTAATATTGCCCTGAGTCGGGTCAGGAATTCGCTGCTGAAAGTCGTTAGTTCCATTCAGCCAAACGTCCCTGATAATTGTTGAGTTGTTAGTTGCCATAGTTGATACTCCTAATCAATGTCGTCGATAGACAGGTCGAGAACGCTACTCTTAGCAGAGCCCACGTTGTCATCGTCTGATGGGTCGGTATCGTCCACGTCGTAGATGACACCGTTTCCGACAAGCGCCGACTGCGAAGAAACGAGCTTGTTCAGCGTACCATTAATACGCTGCATCATGTCCTCCATAGCATTAAGTCGTGAATCAATGTTACTTGTGTCAGAATCAGTATCGCTTATCGTCTGCTCCGTATCATGTGCATCGGTATCGCTGTCATGCGCCTCAACATCTCCGTCTCGCGTCTCTCCAATATTATCTGAATCTTCCATGTACTTCTCCTTTCAGCGTAACGACTTTATATAGCAAAGCGGCTAGGAATCTGCCATGCAGTTCCTAGCCACATTATACGTCGAACGAACGAAAACCGCAATCCGTTGAAACGATTGATAGGATTCGCCCAGCGTGCGCGGAACTCAATCCGTATCTCTCGCACTGCTGGTACTCACATCATGCGGAACGTCACTCGACAAACCTATTCTAGCACAAAACTCGTTCAGGCGCCGCGCATAAACCTCGGCTTTCTGCAAGTCCTTCCAACCTCCCTTATCATGCTCGCGCCAGATGTACTTCAACATGCAACCCTTGTAGAACCCTATTACTTCTCTAGGCGACAGTGTGGCTTCAAGCATGTCGAAGCACTCCACGTTTCCATGCACGTATCTCTTCGGATGCTCCAAGTCGCTTCGTGATATAGCTATCCCATTCCTTACATATTGCTTGCATATCTCATGGTCATAGTTGTTTGGCTGTTCGTGACTGTTGAAGCACCTTGCGAAATAAATGCAATCACCACAAATTGCCATTTTGTATCCTTTCAACGTATGTACTTACCTTATTCCGAACATCTGCAACACGTCACCAAACTTCATCATAACTTCCTCGTTCTCGTATCTTAGAAGCCCATAGGTGTACATGTCCAGAATGTACCTCATGGTGGTGCCCAAATGCGTTGCCGCTACGTAGTTTATGGATGCATCCTGCCGTGTAAGGAAATATATTGGTTTTCCAGTGTTATTAGGTATGTTGGCTGTAACATGATAATAACCATTCATCTGGTCTAGCCATATTCCAAACTTATTGCTGTTGCACACTATACCGAACGAAAAACGCGCGTTCTTAGGTTTTGCCTTTACGAACTCCGAGTTAATTCGCACGAACTCGTTTTCCAAAGCCACCTTTCCGGCTTCGGTGTTAGCCATCATTCGTCCAGCCACGGTACCAATTGCCTTTTGCGTACCGTACTCGCCTACTGGAACGTAATGCATTAGGAACGTTTTTCCTGCATACCATCTATACCCAAATTTCAAGTCAGTGCCTACTCCATATGCCGCAAAATAAGGGTTAGCCAAATCGCAAGCATTACCAAGTAGATACACACGGGGAACAACACCTTTGGTATCAGCTCGTTCACGAGAGACAGTATCAACCAAGTTAGCCAGTACACCGAACTCATTAGGCAGATAGCGATGATACCTGTCCGCCCGTTCCAATATGGCTTCATCTAGTAAAATCCTCCTTACGTTATCAAACGTTCTTTTCTTCATCCTCTGTGCGTCGCTGAGCGCTACGAAATAGCCAAACATTTTCCAGAACGGTTTCTTCTTTTCATCGTCTGGCTTATTCGCGATGTAAGCATAACGAGCGTCAGTGCGAAATATATAATCCTTAAACTCAGGAAGTTTTTCTAGCCTGTTGAAGTATCCATCAGAAACTCCGCTAAGCTCGTTCTTATATCGCGTAACTTCAACGAAACGCCACTCGTGACGTAGATAGTCGCGTATGAACTGCATACGCAGTCCGAACGTCTTTCCAACGCCACGAGCGCCTATAACCATAGTCACATCAGCGTCATACGAGAGGGTCTTTTCCCAGTCGTAGTATTTTCTCATTTATCCACTTCACACTCCATTATGGTCTCTATTCCGTTATCACCATCTCGCTTGACCCATATACGATTTCCGTCCGTGCCAACGTAGCGACAAGTCGTATCCACATCTCGTCCATACGTGTCGCGTAGGTATGTGACGCTGCTAAGGTTCGTGGCTTTCAACGTCTCGCCGAGCCATCTACCAGCTGGATATAGAGCTGGTGACTGGTGCGACGTTACGTGTCGTGTAATTCCATTGCAATCAATTACGTCTTTATCGTATCTGCTGTTTGCACGTGGCTGATGCTTTTCCAATGCGTGCGATACGCTCGGCTCAACGAACACGTTGTAACCTATCGTTTCCTGCAACACGTATTCAATAGGATAGTGCTTCGCCAGTTCCGTTATCACGGTTTCCATGTTTATCTGGCCGATTGGACGCCGCAATCCTGCGCATGTCACGTGAGCCTTGCCGTCAAACGACACACGGCACTTGTTCCACAGCTCTATGTGACTCTCATAGTGATTCCCTCGGTTCTCAATGTCGAACGAACCTATTCCATGCAATGTAGATGCCATCTTTGGAAATGCCTTGCGCACACGTCGCATTGCCACGTTTATTGCATTCTTAGACGCAACTGCTATAGGTTCCAATGCCGCTTCTAGTTCATCGTCCGTCACGTCTGCATCACAGGAGCATTTCATCGAGTCTGTGTCTCCACCCAACACACGGCAACGAGTTCCCATCGCTCGGTATAGTAGTTCCATCGAGATAACCATATGCAATCTACTTCCACCCACGATACGCAATCCATAAGTGTAGAGGACACGCAAGTTTCCTGTCTTGTGCTCGTCGTAGTTTTCTGCCGTTACTCTCGTTTCATCGTCAATTACCAACTCTCCGTTTTGTACCTTGTAGGATGGTCTGCGAACGTCCTGAGCCTGCGTTCCATATATACCGTTGAACATGCCCTTCACGGTGCCCGTGTACCAACTCTCGAAGAACTGCGGATTACACGTCCCAGCTCGCAGCTCTTCTGCGATTCCATCTGGTATGCCTGATAGATTGTATCTGTACGGCTCACCATAATTATAGTGCTTGCTGATGAACTTTGCGGCCGACTTCATTTCAAACAATTCATTGCTCTGAAGCGTTACGAAATCAGGCGGAACTCGGAACTTCGCTGATGCCTCTCCGAACAGTGCTTCTAGAGAATCCCACTCATAAACCTGTCCCATGCACCAAAGTTCTAGTTCGGAAAGATTCATTATTACCTCTTTTGCTGCATACAGCTTTCCGAATGCGAACTCTCCGCCTGTAACAACGTCGTGCCAACCATAGCTTCTGATGTAGTTGTCTGCTTCGATGTTACGCGCGTCCTCACCATAATTTTCCTCATACTGCAACGAACGCTTGAACTTTGATGCTGGCTCTAGAGCTATTCCCCATTCATCGAAACAAGTTCCCTTTCTTATACGTATATTGGTTAGTTTTACGCGAGCATGTATTGCTACATCGAATGGCTTCTCGTAATGCGAAAGAATTTCTTCCATACTTGTATTAAGTATTCGTTTGCAGAACACCTCTATGTCATGATTCGAGCATATTACGAACTCTTCTGGTTGCAACCGTCCGTTGATGAACGTATGGTGCATACTAGTTACATCAAGTGATACAACGTTGTGTACAACCACGCTCGCAGTCGCAGCAGCGGTAAACGTGAATCCTCCACGGAAACAAGCCTTTCGTAATGCGTATTGAGCGAACGTAGGAGCGTCCTCTGCTTTGCAGTGCTCCATGAATGCCTTGTCGAGCGATAGTTTCTTGCCATCACGTTTACCTACCTGTATCCGTCCAATCTCACGCCTTGCCATCTGTCTAACAATTGACGTTTTAGTTAGAACTCTGTTTCCAAAATCCTCTTGCTTCATCCACTCGTTTGCTCGTAGCAGATACCTCAGATACATGGGGATCACCTGAGTATCTCGTCCTGCATAGAACTTTTCATCATCAGACAGTTCGGTATCTGGTGTACGAATCAGTTCATAATTCCAATCACCAATGGCCTTTGGAAGTCCTGCCGTCTCTCCCATTGCAACTAGTCCGCGCATCTCAAGATGATACGTGTCCCAGAAGCGCAAGAGCATATTGTCCGTGTCCTGTTCGTAGAGGTCTATAGTGTAAACATTAGTGCTGCTTTGGGCATTTACCTGCATGTCGTATTCTGAGTCGAGAAGTTCCATGAGCGGCTGTAGATCGAACATCAGGTTATACGCGCAGATGATAGGCACCTTGCCATCAATCTGTCCAATCTTTATGTAATCACGTATCGCCTGCATCATTTCTTCCTCATGCCTGTAAAAACGAATGTCATCATCGCGTTCAGGCGTATAGTTACGCAAATCAACGTGTACGATACGGTTGTCGATGAACAGAACAGGGAAAGCCCTTGTATCCTCTCCCTTGCCGATGTTCGTTGTCTCTGTATCGTATGACGCTGCAATTTCAAACTTCCTACGTTTCCTCATAGCATCATCTTCCAGAGCAACATCATCGGTGGTATCGTACTCGTCACATTGGAGCCACCGGAGAAACCTCTGCTGATACTGCGCCAGAGACAACCGGAACATAGCGGAACTCATCGTCATTGTCCTGTATGGTTTCATATGCCCACTTCTTTTCGGCGTCTGTATAGTCCTCTGGATTTGCAAGTATTTCATTGGCTTTCTCAACGTCCTTGTTACGCTGCTCTGATAGAACCTTATTGAAGAACATCTCAAGGTCGCGCTGATGATAGTATTTCAGAATAGCTTCATTACGCTGCTCTACTGGCACATTCTGCCATGCTTTCTGTGTTGCACGATAGAAGATTTGAACTTGTGTCTTAGTTAGTCCGCTCATTTCCTCGCCAGCCGTACGGACTGTGCTCTGTTTAGATCCTTTAATGCGCTGGTTCGATGCCATATTCATACGAACTTCGAACGACCTGTTCTTTTGCTTTGGAACCTTCAATGGGAACTCTTCAAGTATATTGCTTAATTTTTCAATCCCACTCGCAACCTGCTTGCTTGTATGCATACGCTTACCAGTTTTCGTACTGTATGTACGAGTGTTGCTCACGGCTCTCTGTATACGCTTTATGTCCTTTCTTATGTTATCCTTTATGTTTGCATTTGTTGTGTCGTTAAGCTGCGTTTTCAAGTCCACTATTCGACGCTGAGCCTTATCGCGCGCATTCCTAGCACGTTGGTAGTTTCTTGCCATAACACACCTCCTTAGAGAAAAGAAAAGCGCGGAACGGAGTTTTTTATGTTCTCCGCTCCGCGCTACGAGTAGTTATATCGTTGCGTTTAGTTTATGCAGGCACGATGGTCTTAAGAGTGTTACCATTGTTGAGCTTCTGAGTAATGCACTTAACAGGCACACTATTACCATTAGCGAGATCTGCACCCCAAAGACCCACGATTACCTTGATACTACGGGTAACGCCATCAGACTGAGAGAAATAAACAGTTCCATCATCCGCAATAAGGTAATTATTAGTGCAATCATTACCAGATACAGCACGAGTACCTGGAGTAGTGATAACACCAGTCAAATTAATGACCTTGTCCATCTTATCCTTTAGCGGCGTAGAACCATTAAGAGCCTGAGCGACCTTCTTCTTACCATCATTAGTAGTCATATCAAGAGTACAGACATATCCCTGCGGAATGTTGAATGCATTGTCCTCAACGATAGCTGCGTTCTCAGCCTTAACAGTGTTCTCTGCCATTATAATTACTCCTCTTCATCAAATGATTTACGTTCAGTTACTTGGTCTGCTTCCTGCACGAACTTCTCAATTGGCATTGAATAGTACGAGCTTCGATGCTTCACAGATTCGACTAAAACCTGCTGAGTTCCAAGTTTCTTACGAACAGCGTTCGTAGCTCGCGTTACATCATTGTAATCTCCGTAAAGCTCTACTTCCTCATGCTCG